GATACCATAGCAGAGTTTTTGGGGAACGCAGTAGCAAAACTCAGCTACAAACAGTATAAGGTTCTATGTGACACCGCGATAAAGTCTCAACGCAACAAGACGTTACATTTAGACAGCGCACAAAGGGATAAATTATCCCTTATACGAAAGAAACTAAAACAAGAGGGGTACGCCCCCCGTTATACTACTTCTAACGGCTATGTGATACACTTCTAAAGCCTCACAAGCCAATTTTATTCCCTGCTTTTCGTAAGCAGGGAATTTTTTTTGTCTTTTTATATATTTTTTTTTTAAAAACACGACAAAAGTAATCCTTCCCACGTGTTATTATTGCAAGCTCAAATAAAGCTAATTAGCTTGCAAGCCCTTCCAATTAAGCCCCTGTCAGCTACTTTATCCCCAAAAGGAGCTGTTATTATGATAAAAATAGAGAGAAACAAAAACAAAGACGCGACCGTTATTACAATCCCAGATAGCGAAATGAACTTCGACGGGAAAATGTCAGTTTCTGGTAAGAATTATGTACACTTTATCGGATCTACCAAACTGAAGTTGCCGGGATCTCACGCAGTTCAGAGACTACGGCTGGCGATAGAAACGCCAGTCGCAGAAGACATTATCGACTTGTCTTCTTAACGGAACCAGAGTGTTGGAGCAGGCAGGCTGACGGGGGAAGCCTGCTCCTTCCCTCTTATTTCTTGGCGACGTGCATTTTCTTGCACGGAGCTAGATTGACAGGCACAATCCGTGGGCTAGTCCCACGTTTACATAGATGATGTAAGGCCGATTCTTGCACGGAGCTAGATTGTCCACAGTGCATGAACAGGGTCGGTGTGCTCAGTCTTGATGACTGAACGCACATATAATACGCAGGCATAGGTATCAACAGGGGGACACCCCTGATACGACGAGCTGTAAACAAAACGAAAGGAGGAGACAGTATAATACCACAGGAAGGAGGTGATACAATGCTTAAGTTCGGCGACACGGTAGTAACCGCAGATGGTCGGAATTATTTATTATCTGTGGCTCCCGGTCATGGTGGAGTATCGGGAGATTACGGTGTTTTCGTAAACACCGTAACGGGAGACACCAGAGGATGGGTCCCAAGGAAAAACCTTGGACCTGTGAAGCTCTCCCGGTTAGACGTACGCACGTTAGCTGAGGTGCTGAGCACCGATACAATCACGGTGCAGGTTAACCCACAGTAGTAGTAGTCGTGTTGTGTTGTGTAACTTTGCTTGGCTCTCTTATGAGAGCCTTTCTCTTGGCGTGATGGAGTAACAGCAACTCACTGGACTTTCAATCCAGAGACGCAGGTGCAAATCCTGCTCACGTCACCAATAATACCACAGTAATACCACAGCTAAACTAAAAATTTTTGGAGTTGCACATAGTTATTGCACACTCCTCCTAATTTCTGGTAATTCAGCTATTTACCAGTTTTTAGGAACTATGTGCAATGGTTTTCTTCCAGCATTTATCAATAGCTGGAAGCTAAACACCAAAATACCACAGCTATTATGAGCTATTATGTATTTTTCTGATTAATTATTTGTGTTTTCCCGATGCCGAGTGGGGGTGTAGCGGGAGCCCCAAAGCGACCGCTACACCCTACCCGCTGGCATCGGGGTAGAATAGCAAGAGTGTCAGTCGAGCACCAGTTTTTCGCTCATCTGACTGCCTAAAAAGTATTGGAAATCATTTTCCAACTTTTAGGAGAGATGTGCAAAACACTCTCCAAAAGTATAATACTCTTTAGGAGTCAGCAAATACACTCGTTGCACACACACTTTGAGTGTGTTTGGAGTGTGCAACGAGTGTGCAACGAGTGTGCAACGAGTGTGCAATACACAATTCAAAAGATTCAGACGATTTAATATAGAGCAAAATCAGGGTGGTTTCAAGTAAACTTGTGGACTATAGACAACGTTCACAAGTGAGCTTAAAATAAAACAAGGAGGCGGTAAGTATGAGCAAGAGTAACAAGAGTAAGTGGATTAAAGTAGTTGAGGAGGACACTCGGCATGTCGAAAGACATTTGGCAGAGAGGTTTAGACTGCCGAGGGCGTCAATAAATTTAGACGAGTGGTATGAGGCGAAAAAGCACTGGATTGCACTACTCGGAGGAGTAAGAAAGAGTTTTCCGATTGTGGTGGAGGCTGATCCAAGCGAAGTCAAAAACATTTTAACAGAATTTCAGCAGTATCAATTCAGAGAACTCATCATAAACGCAGGACTGCGAATCGTGCAAGATGAGGCAACTCAGAACAGAGTGTTACACATCGAGAGCAGGAGTATTCCTGAGGAGTATGCCGATTTCTTTAAGCCGGGTATGAAGTTAGGACGTGCTCTCGGTAAGATTGCCGAGGAGTTTCCTGAGAGATTAGGCAGATACTCAGGAGCTGCTGCAAGAGATAGAGTGCTGCTGGCATGGGATAACTTGCAGAAACGAGTAAGACCACAGAAGGGGTGGTATATAATCAGCGTGGAGCCGTTGGAGTTCTACATGAGCTCCACTAATGGCTTAACAAGCTGTTACAATGTGGAGGATAATGGCTGCCATAAGGCAGCCACCCTTCAGTTGATGTATCAGCCTGAGATAGCGATGTCGTATATATACTCCAAGCACATGCACTCAGACATAACAGACGACGAGCGTCCTCGTAAGAAGTGGAGGTCGCTACTGTATCACGACTATTATGACAAATGGTTCAAGCAGATAACTGTGGGCAGGGAGTTTCCTGCTCATCATCAGCCATTTCTGCAAAAGGCTACTGACCATATAGCCTCTTTATTCCCGAACAAAGAGGATATACTGGTAAGAGAGGAGCGTGTGTCTCTATACATGAACACTTCGCGGCGTTTTGGAACTAGTCTCATGTATAACGACCGCCCACGGCTCTCGCTGTGGGACGAGTCAGTCCAACAGCATGAGATTGAGGAGTTAATCATAGGTGTTGTGGAAACTCCGTGCCCTGAGTGCGGAGGAGGAGAGATAGAACAACACGGAGCTATGGCTTGTCCTGACTGCTGGCCGGGTGATTATGAGTGTGCAAGATGCGGAGAACCGTACGATTCAGAGGACTTGACCTATATCGACAGCGAGGACAGAGACGTATGCAGAGACTGCTTAGATGATGATTATATCTTCTGTGCCGAATGTGGTGAGTATTACAATGCAGAATCTATGTGCTTCGAGTCAATAGACGGTCACTATAGAGTGTGTGAGCACTGTATTCAACGTCTGGTAGACAGAGGAGAGATAATCTTCTGCGAGGAGTGCAGGGAGTTCGTTAGTGAGCACCCCAGTAACTACTGGATGGTAGGCGATGACCCAGTGTGCGACAGTTGTGTTGACTTTCTACTCTCACAAGGCACTATCTTTAAGTGCGAGCATTGTGAGGAGCTGTTCTATGACAGCGAACACTCACCAGAAAGAGACTCCTGCGAGACCTGCTATGACATGAACGAACACAAGGAGGTAATATAAACATGAATGTTAAGATAAAGACTATGCGTAAGTTGTTCAGTAAGAAGACGGATGATGTGTTCAAAATGCTCCGCTCAAGGCTTGCTGAGTATGGTTACAATCCGATAAGTAACACGACTGAGGTTCCTGTGTATAGGATAACACCGTTATATGGAACAAACAGCAAGAATAAACAGCAGCAAACCAAACCACAAACAAAGAAAGAGACCGCTTACATATACGCAGAGGGAACAGTCCCAGTAATGGTAATAGCTCACGCAGACATCGTGCATGACAGAGACCCAAGAGATATTATACTCTACGACTCAGCTTACCGAATGTTCTGGAGTCCTGCTGGGCTGGGAGCTGATGACAGAGCAGGGATAATAGCTATACTTGAGCTGTTAGAACGTGGGTATAGACCTCACGTTCTAATCACTAACGGTGAGGAGTCAGGAGCTTGGGGAGCTTCACAAGCAGGCATGGACTTGCACGATAAAGTAAAGGACATCAAGTATCTTGTGGAGATAGACCGTAAAGGCTACATGGAAGCTGTATTCTACTCTAACGATAACAAGGAGTTCAAGGACTACATCAAACAGCAGGGCTTCAAGATAACCACAGGTAGCTTCTCTGATATATCTGTGCTGATGCCTGAGTGGGGTATAGCTGGAGTAAATCTGTCTGCTGGCTACTACAATCAGCATACCACAGCAGAGTTCTTAGACTTAGACGAATTAGAAGATACTATCAGCACAGTAGAGAAGATGCTAAAAGAAACGACTAACGATAGTAAGTCCTATGAGTTTGTGGAGAAAGTAATAACCAACAGGTTTGCTATAGCAAACAGAACCGCATTCGATACTGGAACCACATCAAGTGTATATGATTTAAATGATTATAGCTCCATATACGATAACGATTCGTTTGGTGGCTTGGGAAAGTCCGAACACTCGGCAGATATATACTCAGAGTTCTCAGAAGTAAACTCAGCTCTAACTGGTGAGCATCTGCCGAGTGATTGGTTAGAGGATTACTCAGGACAGGACACCATAGAGGTTCTGTCTCTATGCACCGAGATAGGGAACGGAGTATACGGAGCATGGGGAGAACCTAACTCACTACTCAGCACATACGATTTAATGACGATGTATGGTGCTGATGAAATGCCCTCACTCATAGTTATATACATCGGAGACGAGGAAGAACCTGACTCAGAACTTGACCCAACCGACTACATGCTTGGGGAGCTGGTGAATACGATAAACGATACCGGAGTTATGTATGGCGTGTATGACTTTGAACACGCAGAGGGTAACATATTCACCGACATTCTTCTGAGTTCAGACGACTTGCTCTTAGGTAGTAAATACATTCTGCACTCAGAAATACTAGCAAAGGAGGAGGAAAGTGTATGAGTTTATTGAGGCATGATATAAGTTATCGGGAACAGGACATAAAGAGGATGGGGCGTGAAACACTAAGAGATATAAATTTACATTATGTGGTGTGTCCTTTTTGCCATATAGCGATAGACGTTTACACATTCATTGAAACAGACAGCAGATTAGTCTCAGGAGTTTTGTCGTCGGCTTTCGACTCAGCCCTTATTGACCCAGTATTAGTAAAGTTGGAGTATCTTTTACTAAACTACAATTTCATACCAAAAGACCAACCGCAAGACGGCTTGCGTAGAGGGCTTATATTCTTTATACCTCCTGCTAGATACGAGGACGTAACAGATACTCTATCAGAGTGGGAGCAAGGAGTAATTGAAGACTTGTTGATGTCCAATAAAATCAGAATGCCTTGTTGTTACCATGTAAGCAACCTATCATTAGTAAAGACCGCAACTCGACAAGCTGTGGAACAGCCAATGACCCTCAAAGAATTTCTCGGAAAATAGTATTGACCTCAACCATGTATAGAGATAAAATAGGGGTTACCCCTTACAAAAAACAGAAGGGAGGATGATGATATGAGTAAGAAACCACACCAAGTGAGAGGAGGTGTCTCAGATTCCACCTCGACACCTATTCAAGCACGTATTCCTGATGAAGACAAGCAAGATTTTAAACACGCAGCCGAAGACCTGCGAATCAGTCAACGTATGTTAGCTGCTGAACTGTTCCGATGGGTGGCGAGGTGCTACAGGAATAATGAAATCGAAAAAATTGCTCGGTCTGGGGTTCGTGTCCCGTCATGGTACGAATGACGGGTCACTCTACATTGGGGACTTCATGTCCCCAGGGATGGTAGTAAATATACAAGCAAAGGAGGAGAGAATTGAGATATCCCTCTCTCATAGTTGCTGTCCTCTTTGCGGCTCTATTGTGGTTACTAAGGACAGTAACTTAACTGCTTGCATACCCTGTAAGCAGTTACTCAATAAAAAATACAAGCGGAGAAGGAGGAAGAAACGATGACGATGACGTTCACGTTCACAGAAAAAGAACTTCAGTCTTTAATAACCAAGCTCATGGAGTATAGCAACAAGACAATGGGCATCAAGAAGAAAGATTATTCGCCTCACACCAATCGACTAGACAATTTCAATCAAAGAGCAGAAATGTTAGGGGTGACTCCCGCTCAGGTGTGCGTGACTGACCTGAGCAAGCACATGCAATCTCTCTGCTCCAATGTAAATCAGTCGAACTATACAGAAAAGTGGTATCTGTTTGACGCAGAGACAGGAGCAGAAGGGCTGACCTCCAGAATTATAGACAGCATCAATTATCTATTCCTCCTCTCCGCCTGCATTGAGGCAGAGATAAAGGAGCAATAGATATGGAGTGCGACAAATGCCATGACCGCTGGCTAATGCGGTTGTTTTTATCTGAGCTGGTCACTCGCAACGAGGAAGAATTGCGAGACATACTACTCAGATATGAGCGAGAGTTAGATATACAAAAACTGTCACAGAAAGGAGAAAGCAAATGACACTAATCTTAGGAGTTGACCCCGGTAGGACTACGGGGGTGTGCCTGATAGAGACCAAGCCTAATTATGGATTTGAACCAATCTCATGGTATCAGTCCACATTAGACGAGCTTGTCTCAACTATGGTTACTACGTTAAGTAAATTACCGAAAGACACACCAATAGCTATTGAGGCTGTGGTGCAGACAGGCACTCTCAATCAGGCTAAAGTACATCAAATCAAGGCACACGACAGAGTAGAGAGTCTATGTGTGGCACAAGGACATAAGGTAGTATCAATACAACCACAACAACGAAAGGCAGCTAAGGTAACTGTGCCTTCTGAAGTGGAGGGTGACCACGCAAGAGACGCTTGCAGGATAGCAGTAACCTACGCATATCATTCCACAAGGAATAAGGCAAGGAGGAAAAACTAACCGATGGCTATAGTAATGGACGTAGAGGAGAGCAGAAAAACCAGAAAGGACAGACTAGTAGCTCGAGTCCCTTCGTCTTTGAAAGACTACATCAAAAGAGTAGCCAACGGAGCTTTCACCTACAGTAAAGCTGTGGGTGGCTGGACAGCTCCGTTTGAACCCAAGTTAATTGGTATGGTTGAAGAACGATTTGCCGATTTAGAGGACGTAAAATTCACTCCAAGACTTACAGCCTATCTAAAGAAATTAAAGAGCACACAGGAGCAAATTATAGGCTCTCCGTTGAAATGTGACCCTTTGTTTCCTGACGATTCCTTGATGGAATTCCAAAGAGGTTCAGTCAGGTTCTTATCCACAGCTAAAAAGTGTGTGCTCACACACGATATGGGACTGGGCAAAACAGTTATAGCTTGCAGGGCAATCCAATACAATAACATTCGCAAGGCAATTATCATAGCACCTAACTCAGTTAAGTGGGCTTGGGTTGACCATCTATACGAGTGGGCTGACTGGCAAGACCCTGTCTATGTGGTAGACACCAAGAAGATAGATGACAACAGGTTCACTCTGATAACAGGGAACAAACAGAACAGGGAGGCTCAGATAGGAGACTTTGTATTTAATCAAGGCGAGGGCATACTGGTTATGAATTATGAGCAGGCACGAATACACGGAGACCTGCTACAAAGAGGACTATACGACGCTCTAATCATAGATGAGGCTCACCGTATTAAAGGTAGACAGGCACAGAGAACAAAGATTATTACAAATATAGCCAAGCAAGCTGCATATGTGTGGATGCTTACCGGAACTCTCATACGAAACAACTACGATGACCCTTATACACTACTGCATATATGCGACGATACACGGTTCTCAGGTTACTGGAACTTCGTCAAGGCACATCTAAGTACATCTGTTAATGTGTTCGGAGGTATGGATATTATAGGTATGCGTAACGCTGAAGCATATCAGCGTATGCTGTCAGTATACACCTACGGAAAGAAAAAGAAGGAGGTAATGCCACAATTACCTCCCAAGATATACCACGAGATTCCTCTGCCCATGAATAAAGACCAACGAGAAAAATACAAGGAAATGGAAGACACATTCCTTGTGGAGCTTCAATCTCTTGGAGCAGAGGATAACCCCGAGTTGTTGGCTGCGGATTCCGTAGCCACACAACTGCTACGCCTGCGTCAGCTATGCCTATGGCCCGGTATGGTAGATGTGGCTGGCAGTTCAGCTAAACTGGACTACCTTGAAGACCTGTTTAAAGAACTAATGGAGGAGGGTAGAACTTTCTTAGTCTTCACTTGGTTCAGGGGCTTCGCTGAAGCAGTCAACAATCTCTTATTAGAATTAGACATACCATCGGGAATGATTATCGGTGGACAGGACTCCAGCGAAAGACACGAAACAGTCACAGCTTTGAATGACGGGCGTATTAGAGCCATTACAGGAACCATTGGCTCTATGGGTGAGGGATTAAACTTGCAGAAAGCTAATACGGTGGTATTCACCGACCAAGACTGGGTTCCTGCAAACAATAGTCAAGCCGAAGACAGAGTTCATCGAGCAAATACGGTGAAGTCTCCACAGATTATAAAGATATACCATCCATTCTCTGTGGAGGAGGACGTAAGAGCGGTATGTGCTCGAAAGGAACACCGTATAAGCAAGAGCTCTGCGATGGTAGAGACAGCAAGAAACATGATATACAGAAACAAATAAGAAAGGAGAATGATTATGTACGATTCGCTAGGGAACAAAGTTCCCGACAACGCGACACTTGTAAGAGCCACAGAGCTCACGCAATTCAGAAACTGTCGCAGAAACTGGTGGTTTCACTCCCACAATGGTCTGAATTTGGAGAGCAGAACACCGTCTCCTAAGCTGAGGTTTGGAACCTGTTGGCACAGAGGGCTAGAGAAATACTACGAGACGTTTGAGCCCAGTAGACGCAGTCTAAACGATTTAATGGAAGGCATCGACTTAGGCTTCGAGGAAGAAGCAAAGCGAATGAGCCGTATTATGGGGCCGGGTCAGGACGACCCCGAAATAAGACAGCAGGTAGAACAGGAACGACTGTTAGCTCACGAATTAGCCAAGAGCTATTTCATGTGGGCTAATTCATCTGAAGGGTTAGATGCTCCTGAAGTCCCGGACACAGAACTAAGAACAGTAATGACAGAGAAGCGGTTAGTTATCCCTATTCCCACACCACAGGGAAACAAGTCCCGCTCATGGTTAGCTGTTAAGGTTGATACAGTTGTGGAAAACAAAGAGGGCGTGTGGGTCATGGAGCACAAGAGCATGGGTAAGTCCTCCAAGGTAGATAATCCCGATAACCTGCCTCTGGATATACAGATGACCCTTCAGGTGTGGGCTCTTGAACAGTTCCTTAACCAGAACAGCAAGGAGAAAGAGAGAGTTCCGGTGAGAGGAGCCCTCTACAATCTAACCAGAAAGCAATCTCCGGGCCCGAGAGTGAAGAATCCTATTCACGGTAGGCATAGGGTCAGGCGTTCAAGAAAAGAGCTTGAGAACGCAATAAGTGCTCTCTACCACGATGCCTCAATTATGAGGGAGGCAGCCAAAAGTCAGCATCTGTTATACCACAACCCACAGCCGTGGGCTTCAGGCTTCTGTTCTTGGGGTTGTGCAGGCAAGGAAGTGTGTATAGCCATGAACAGAGGAGAAGATTATGAATCCCTGATTGACAACGACTTCATAGAAAGAGACCGCACAATCTGGGAAATCTTAGAGGAGGAGTTAAATGATTAATGTCTCTTAAAGACACCGACTTAACCAAAGAACTTGCAGGAGAGGTTTTATCAGAGCAAGGGCAGTCACTATACCAGTCAATGATTGATGTTCAAAGGAATCAGAAAGGAGGGCTGAAGGTAGTCAATGAAAGAATGGACTCCATAGAGGAGTTCATTGAAGACTTGCCTGCCTTGGAATCAGGAGTAGCTTTAATGACTTTAGGCTTAAAGTTCTTGTGGTTTCTAAGAAAGGCAGAACAAATTATAGAAGAAACGAAAGGAGGAGATTAAGTATGGCACTACCCCAAGATGATATGGGTCAAGGAGAACACGTATTTGTAGATATTCTAATCTATGGAGACAGCGGAGCAGGTAAGACATTCCGTGCAGCTACAGCTCCACAGCCTCTATATGTAATGAGTCCTGACCCTACTTCGCACAAGGCAATACCCTACAAGACACCCGGTAAGAGAGTCGCCTCTCTTGACGATGTGCAGGAAGTAGTTAATGGCTTCTATGAGGGAGGGCATGGGTTCAATACTCTACTCATAGATGGACTTAACTTCCTGCATGATATGTTTGTCCAAGCAGTAGGACAACAATACCATGATGAGAGAGGAGCTCAGGACGCAGACTTAATGCCCATTCAGGGCAGGCTTAAAGTGCAGGCTATGTTCAGCAGGTTCCTGCGTTCAGTAATAGACTTGTCTCAGGTAGATAACGTAGACGACAGGGTGCATGTGATATTCACCACACTATCCGAAAGACTTAAAGAGGATGACATAGCCCCATTTCAGATACGCCCTATGATTGGGACGCAGAAGATGAATGAGAAGTTTCCGGCTATGTTTAGTGTGGTGTCCTTCATATATGCCAGAGGCGGAGAGGACAAGAACGGTAACTTGGATAAGACAAGGGAAATGTTGTTCACTCCACAGCATGGAGTTATGGCAAAGGATAGGATAGGGATATTCCCCGATGCAGGGGAAGCACCTGACCTGAGTGAATACTTATACCAGAGAAAGAAAGGAGGTAAGTAAGCATGGCTAACTTCGGGTGGGATTTGCCTCCGGGTGTAAGTGAGTCCGATATACCCGGTAACAGAAAGGACGACGAGCGTTGGGAACGTATGATAGAGGACTTAGAGTTAGCTGTGGAAGAACTTAAGTCCTCATACCAATCAACTAACCGAGAAATAGCAGAGCTGCTGGAAACTATAACAGCAGACTACATTCAAAAATAACAAGGAGGTTTTATCATGTCAGTACAATTTGATTTAAGTAATTTTAACAGTTCGGGGTTTGCAGTTATTCCACCGGGTAGGTATCAGGCTAAAACAGAGGGCTGGCTATACTGGGAGAAAGAGGAGACAGGTAATATCGTGTTGGGGATTGACGTAGAGTTTACTGAAGGGGAATACAAAGGAGAGTCTCGCAGGTATTTCCACGTAATCACGCAGAAGGACGCAAGCAAGGGCTACTTCTTCAGACTATTAACAGCATTGGGAATACTCCAAGAAGGAGACAGAGGAGACAATGGCGAACTGAACGTAGGCTTAGAATTCGGAAACACCGATGACAATGGCAGGTCTGAGGTAACAGCAATTACCGTCAACGGAGAGCAGAGAGATATTACTAAGTCTATCCCCTGCACAGCAGTAGTAACCAATCAGACTAATGACCAGTCAGGTGAGAAGCAGGACTGGGTGAACAGGTTGGAACAACCAGAGAAGAAAGGCAAAGGCAAGACTGCTGGCAAACCATTTTAAAACAGATAGAATATTCACATATTCACTTATTTGGGGCTCTCTGAAAGGGGGTGCAAGAGGGAGACCTGCCTACGTCCGGGGTAGGTCTCCCAATAATAATGGACTTAGACACAATTCGGCAATTCAAAAAGATACTGGAAAGAATATATCCTGAGCAGGGATGGGCGTTCTTTGCCTTCGGCAAGGACGACAGATTCGGTCAATCCCCTTTCTACTATCCAAGTGGACTGCAAGAAGCTCTGGATAAAGCAGTTCAATATAATAAGTGGGCTAACGTATGGTTCTGCCCACACCTGTTTGACGATAACAGCCGAAAGAAGCCTAATGCTCTACCTGATGTTTGGGCAGCATGGGTAGATAAGGACTTAGGCAACCTGCATGAACTACAGCCTAAGCCTACCGTGTGCTGGACTACCTCTGAGCTAAAGTATCAGGCTCTATGGATATTGAAAGAACCCACAACTCCACAGATTATAGAACAGGTGAATAAACATTTGACCGCAACGACCGGCTCTGACTCAGGAGGGTGGGCACTCACTAAGCTACTGAGAATACCCGGCTCCATGAATTATAAATATGTTCCTGAACAGCAAGGCGAGCTCCTTTGGGATGATGGGCCAGAGTATTATGCAGAAGAACTACTGCCTATCGACCCTGAAGATAAACCTGACAGACCTATGACAGTCGACGAAATTAAAGAGACGCTCCACAAAAATATGAGTGACAGCGATAACACCAGATCAATGCCTAAAAAATGGCCGGACTATGCTAAAACCCTGAATAAATGGGGTAAGAGTTTCCCTCCTAGCCTGTGGGATTTACTTAACACCCGACCCGGTAAGGACGATGACTGGTCTAAGAACCTGTGGAACCTTGAATGTATGCTATTAGAGACAGGTATGAAAATACATGAAGCATTTGTCATAGCTAAACACAGCCCTTGGAATAAGTATGAGCGAGATAAAAGAGGAGACCACGGACTGTGGGTAGAGATTCAGAAGGTTGAGAGCAGGATATTTCAGAATAAAGTAGTTGAGGACGAGGAGAATTCTCTGCCTTGGCAGGGGATTAACTCTCTGATGATGCACTCCAAGAGACCTGAATGGATGGTGAAAGATATTTGGATGGACGAAAATGTAGGTTGGATAGCAGGAGTAGGTAAGAGCTACAAGTCAGTTATCTCTCTTGACTTGGCTCTGTCCATAGCTTCAGGTAAGCCCTTCTTGGGAGAGTTTGAAGTGCAGAGACCGGGGGGAGTTCTGATGATACAGGAGGAAGACCCTCTATGGAGGGTAGCCCACAGGGTACAGGTATTAGCTGCACAGAAAGGGATTACTACCTCCAAGGTAAACAAGAAGCAGACCGGAGTAGATATAGTAGTTGGCCCGAACAAGACAATCCCTCTGTATATATCGGTAGCAGGCGGTGTAAACTTCTCCGACCAGAGAAAATTAGAGTTGGTAGAGAAGGGAATAGCAGAACATAGACCACGGATGGTTATACTTGACCCTATGTTTATGATGTCTATAGGTATCGACGAGTTTAAATCAAGTGAGATTACCTACATACTGGACATACTCAAGCATTGGCGTAACGTATATGGCTGCTCTATAGCTGTGGTTCATCACTACCGTAAGAGTAACGGAGAGAATAATGAGAAGCTATATGGTAACATGGCTCTCTACGCATGGTCTGAGAATAGTTTGTTCATCAACAGAACTAAAGACGACAACACAGTTGAGGTTCACAGAGACATCAAGGACGCACCGACTGATGAATCGTTCAAGGTTAAGTTCAATGACATAGACGCTGAATACAGCTTTGAGATAGACGGCAGAACCCACAATCAGTTTACTTCAGAAAAGTATGCAGCTACCATACATGACGACCAGATGCCTGAGACACAGCAGGAAATAGAGCGACTGACATCACTCGACAAGTTTCTCTTATACTGTAAGAAGGTAGGGCCGGGCAATCAGATAACCACGAAAGAAGTAACTTCTCAGGTAGGAGTGTCCAGAAGAACTTTAATAAATATTCTGACTGAAGCTGAGGAGTTAGGGTATATCACCAAACTCAGAATGGGTAACTCATTAGTAATAGAGCCTGAAGATTCTATACTTAACTATCGTCCTAAAACAGCAGGAAAGGAGATGAATCTCTTTGACGACTGATTTATTAGAGATGTGCAAATGCTCTGAATGTAATCTGAACAACGGTAATCCGGTTATTACAGAAATCCCCAAGAATGTCAAAGCTGTTTTAGTAGGCGAGGCTCCCGGAGCAGAGGAGCTTAAGAAGGGAGTCCCCTTTGTGGGAGACTCAGGCAAGGTAATCAGAGACATAGTAGCTTTCGCAGGGTTCAAGAAGAATGAGATTCACTTCACCAATACCTGCTTGTGCAGGCCGCCAAGTAACAGAACTCCCACAGCTAAAGAGATTGCCTGTTGTATAGACCGATTAGAAGCAGAGATTAACAAAGCTGACCCTGACATAGTTATAGCATTAGGGTTAAGCTCCTCCAAGACTATATTTCCCAATATCAGGAAGATGGAAGACAGCAGAGGTAAGCTATACAACACATTCACTAACCATGTGGGAGTTCCTACCTACCATCCGGCTGCCTTATTATATCCTAAAGGCGACACTAAGTTTCTCACTTTGTTAAGAGATATTAATAGAGCTTACAGCACGGTGATAGGAGAGAGAATGCCTTTCGAGGACTGGGACACAACGGTTCAGGTAATTGCCACCACAGAGCAGATAAAGGAATTGTTAAGAAAAGCTAAGAAATCACGTAACCCGATAGTCTTTGACTGGGAGACCACAGGAGTTGACCCGGATAAAGACGTAGGCAGATGTGTGGGTGTATGCTTTGAAGTTGGAGAGACCTACATACTTCCCGACCATGTTATCAGAGAGAATATATCTCTTTGTCAGGAGCTATTCTCTCTCCGCACAGGTGCTTTCAATGCTCCGTTTGATAGAGAGTTCAACAAGACGATTAATCTACCAAGTGAGGTAGAGGAAGACCCTATGCTTATGCACTATCTGTTAGACGAGAGACCACAACGGCGTAGCTTAGAGAACTTAGCCGTAGAATTCTGTGGAGCCACCCCGTATGAGACAGAAGTTATGTCAACCTATGAGGCAAGCAAGGACGAAATGTTTGAGAAGCTCCCTTTAGAGGAGATTTATATGTATTGTGGCAAGGACGTTGACTACACACTTAGGCTGTATAAGATATTTGAAGCAGAATTGGACGAAGATGAAGACCTACGCAGGGTATATGAATACTTACTAATACCTGCTGCTAACACTCTACCTGAAATAAGCCGTAACGGGGTGTGGGTATCTGTTGACAGATGGCGTGAAGTAGAGCAGGACTATAGAGATAAGGTTACTGCATTAGCAGAGGAGTTAAAAGAGATTACAGGCGACCCTGAGTTTAATCCTAACTCTCACCCACAAGTTCAGAAGTTTATATGGAATCAGAAGAAGTTAGACGAGCCTGATATATACGGTAGAAAAGCAGGTAGTGTGGACAAGGCAACCCGAAAAGCTCTGATGACTGTATATCCTGATGAAGAATTTATCATCAAGCTGGACGAATACAAAACAGTCTACACCATGTGGAGCAGATACTTAAGGAACCTGCCTAACTACCTTGACCACGATAACAGAGTTCGTTGTAGCTTTCATATAGACCGTTCAGAGACAGGCAGGTTGTCCACAACCAATCCTGCCTTACATCAGATACCAAGAGAGTCAGATATTAGAACCGTATATGGAGCTCCGCCCGGTTTTAAATTCATTCAGGCTGACTATGAGCAGGTTGAAATCAGGATGGCTGCCCACATAGCTCAGGACGAAAAGCTGATTAAGCTCATAAACGACCTTGAAGCAGAAGGCAGCGACTTCCATACCTTTATGGCTTCTCAGGCGTATCGTGTAGATGTTCCTGATGTCACTTCTGAAATGAGACAGGCAGCCAAAGTAGTTTCATTCGGTCTATTGTATTTAATGAGCGATAGTAAGTTAGCAGACGGAACAGGATTACCACCTAAACAGGCATTAGAGTTTGTGCAGGCTTACAAGGAACTGATGCCCGGTGTGCAGAAATGGATAGCTAACACCAAGAAGCAGATAAAGAACCACAGATACGTGCAGTCTCCGTTTGGCAGGAAGCGTAGGTTTCCCTTCTTGACCAAGAGAAATATAGAAGGGATAATTAGAGAAGGAGTTAATATGCCTATACAGTCAGGGGCAGCCGACCTTACCCTGTGGAATACTATACAGCTACACAATCTGTTTAAAGAGAAATATCCCACAGTTAAGGTAGTGCTGACAGTTCACGACTCTATTATGGTAGAGTGCCCTGACGAGCTGGTAGATGAAATCAGTCAGATTATGGTAGAACAGATGGAGACTGCACCATTTGACACGGAAGTTCCATTCACTGTGGATATTAAGTCCGCTCAGGAATGGAAGAAATAAGAAAGGAGAGATAACATGGAACGACAAAAGCCGACAAGTCAGAGAGTTACCCTTCGTTTACCTAACTATGTGCTGGATAAGACAGATGAAGAAGCTCTTAAACAGAACTGTAGTCGTTCTGGTGTGATGGTAGAAGCACTAATGAGATTTCTCAGCATATCGCAGAAAGAGTTAGACGACAGCAGGGGCTATAATATACCTAAAGAGTTCCACAAGCGAACAGGAGAGTGGACTCCAAATAAAGAAAAGGAAGGGGAGAACGCATTTGAGTAGAACAGTAACTAAAGTAAAGTTTGACGATGATGCAGCAGTATGGCAAGACCACCAAGACGTATATCATGTGGAGAACTGGTATGCTTTATACATTTCTATTGTCCGTAAAGCCTCAGTAGGCAAGGCTCTTTTCTTAATGGGGCTCACTAAACGAGTTGACGAAGAAGACAAAGCAGACAAAGCAGACCATGATA